CAGCAGAGATCTTCTTTGCTACTTCCATAGCAGTAATCATTTCTACTCTGGTGCCAAAGTGTTTGAGTGCTTCCTCAAAACAGTTTAGTGATTCGTACATCAGGACTCCTCATCATAAAAGACTTCATCATAGTCACTAATATAAGGAACTACTTCCTCATACTGATAATTGCTCATAGAGTTCTCATCCATCAATTCTTCTTTCAGACCCTCAAGGACAAGTTCAAGTTTGCAAATCAGTTTCTGGACTTTCTCTTTGTTCATTTTTTCCCATTAATAAAGTATGCATTGAAGTAGGCAACTATTCCATGAGAGATCTGGTTACCTTGTGAAACCCAATCATGCGCACACTCATAGATGTCTTGTGTTGAGTATGGAGCTTGATCAATTTGAACACCACCATATTTTAGCATAAGAATGCCCAGACACTCCTCTCTGAGTTTCATTCTCTCTGGGGTGTACCTCCAGTCAGAATTCTCCATCGTCATCATTCACATCCTTATAGGTCAAAGATTGATGTGGTACATCGTCCACATACTTTTCAGGTTCAGAATAAACCTCTGCTTCCAAGGACTCTACTAATAACTTTAGGTTCTTTACAATTAACTTTAAGCGTTCCCTTTCCATTTGATAAAGTGCCTGTTTTATTATTTTACATAAAAAAAGAGGGGCAGTCAACCCCCCAACACAGACTATTCTAAAATCCTCCTACAGATTCTTTTGCATGTGCCTTGATCTTCATCACATTCAATTAAGCAGTTGTAATAATCATCAATAGCATTAGACTCCTCTATGCTTTTGTCTAAAGTTTGGTCTAATCTAGTTATACTTTGTCTCCACCCAGCTAGCTGATTATAAGAAATTAGATTGTGCATGATGGTCACCATTGATAATTAACCCATGATGTAGATCGACTTTAGTACACTTTTCTCACCTCTCTAATTCTACACTATCTATCATATTTTGGTTCAGAAAGATACAAAAATTTATGCCTACGTGTTTCTACCTACAAAAAAGGGGTCCTAAGACCCCTGAGATTTGAACAGTTTTTCCAACCATTCATTCAAATGAATGAGATAGCATGACCAGTAGTTACATCCTCTGTATGTTAGTTGATAACATGCTGGAGGTCTGTTGTCTTTATCCATGTCATCATAATGATAGACATAGTTTTCCATGGTTTACCCCTTTGCTACACAGTGACCTGCCATGCAAAGTTGTGCGTTCTTCAGTTTTTTCTCCTTAACTTGCCTTGCCTTAATGACAGAGAGCCAGTTAATTTGATTGACTTGAGGTTGTGTCATGATACCACCTCTACCTTCTCAGTATGCCTAACACCTCTGTAGGTTTCAACTACAGTGTGCTCTTCATGCTTTTGCTGGTTAGGGCGATTGTTTGTGTCATAAGAGACACCACGATAAGTAACCTTCATTGTTTTACTCCTAAAAGAATGGGATTGTAGCCCCGTTCCTTCAGTCGTTTGCGGACTATGGTTAATAATCAAAGCAAGAGGGATCAGTTCCCTCTATGGTTCTTGTAATGAAATCTCTTTTCTGATCATAATTAAGAAGATCTGAACGTGCAATACGCTCTATCATCCAATTAGACTGATCACAATTTAAATAATGATCAGGATCAACTGGACTTCTTGTAATCAAATTAAAAAAGATCAGTGCCTCAACCATAGTCTGAACGCTCCGTTCCGCGACTTACTTGCGTCTCAGTGAACTGAGATGAACGATAGGTCTAGTATAGACCTCATATATTATATATGTCAAGCCTCAAAATCTTTTGCTTCTTCAATCATCTTGGAGATAATTGTCTCTGTACCATCAATGGTCTTTACAGCAAAGAGACTTGACTTCTGATACTTTTTCAGTTTCTTATACTTCTTTACCAATGCTTGAACTTGGTCTTGATTCATGTCAAGACCTTCAAATTCTACATTGTAGTCACCAAATCCGCTCATTTCTTTTTCTTTATCAATGGATCTTCCCAGACTTTTGGATTTGTTCTACCTTCAGTCTGTTTAAAGGTGATGAGATCTTCCCTGTATCTGTCCCAATAATGGTCAAAGATATCAACCTTTTTACTGCAGAGAACTATGTCCCACTGCTTAACACCCTCTTTGATATACTCTACCAAGTAGGCAGTACAAGGTAGAGATCTATCATTTGCTAATTCAGGATCACAGTTTTCACGAATGATTCTTATCTTACTCAAGATCTACCGCCCCACTGGATGTCAGGATATGCCTGCTCCACTACTGCTTTTGTGATCTTGAACTGAGATGCCAGTGCCTTGTCCTTCACCAGGCACAGAATGTCTGCCTCTTGAGGATGCAGACCCTCCAGGATCTGAATGAACATGCTCTCTCTGCGTGTCTTGGAGAGACTATCATTACCACCCTTCACAAAGTGATAGAGATTCTTCCACTCCTTACGAAGAGAGGTATGGTCAGTGCCCACTGGAACATCATTCCTATTAAAAGGAACAGCACCCTCTGGGAGCATAGAGATGATGCTATCATCAAAGTTCCAAATCAGAATAGAAACCAGTGCATCAGTTCTGTACTGCTGCAGAAGTTCTACCTTCTTTGCAATTGTTCTTTGCTTACTAACTTCATTCAGAATCTCAAATACAAAGGGATTTGGAGGAAGTTTAGTTGCTGTCGTAGCTTTCGTCGTCTTCTTCGCTTTCGTAGTCGAAGCCATTTTCAAACCTCACTGCTAAAATTTCGTCTGGGATAACATTCCCACTATCATCAAACATTTCAGGATGATACTTGTTGATTTTTATATCTTGTAGATATGTTTGAGCATTCCACCCAACTACTACACCCACCAATAAAAATAATAAAGAGATGAGTACACTAAAGGTAAGAGTTGCTGCTAACATTTACTTTCTCCAAGGTCTTTTTCTAACGTCTAGATGAAGTTCTAGGTAGAAATGAAACTCTCTTCGAAAGAGAGAGACAAGTTTCCCAAACTTCAATTGAAAAGTTTTTGGATCCTCCTCTCTCTTTTTATTCTTTCTCAATAATAACTCAACACCCCTGTTTATTGCAAGGGTGTTGTCACTTTCGATGTTATTTAGAGGACTTTCTTTTTCTTCCTGGTCTCTTTTCTTGCTCATATTTCCAAGCATCCTGAAGAATCCCATACAAATAATCCTTTATTTTTCTTGCCTCTGGTTTGCCCAAGTAACCATAGGCTTCTCTCAACTGTTTGTGAGCGTTGTCAGAACCACCCTCTAAGTACTCTTCCAAGTCATAGATGATGGTATTAATATTCTGTGCTGTTGGGCTGTTGATGAAACCCTCAACTTCAACTTTAGTTGCCTTTGAATCTTTAAGGTAATCATACATGTTTAACATAAACTTACCTTCAAAGGCATAGTCTATTGTGGATTCAACAACATTACAAAGTTCTTTGTAATACATTACACCAATTGATGTCCTTTCAGATATTTAACGGTTTCCACACATCCACCAAGTTTCTCCTGATCATTCATGATGACTTGAGGAAAGGTAGTCCCTTCTCCAAACTCACTGATAAATTGATCTCTGGTAAAATCTTTACCCAGTTTATAAACTACATGTTCAAGGTTAGCTGTCTCTAAAACTTGCTGAACCTTGGTGCAATATGGGCAACCATCTTTTGAGTAAACTGTGAAAGTCATTGATTCTTAAGTTTGTTGAAATTTTCTTGAGAAGTAAAGCAGATTTTGTATTCAGGAAAGAATTTCTTTTGGATGGCAGTTGCGCCTAGAGAAAGGATATAACTTCCTTTCATCCATACTTCCTTTTTGTCTTCAAGAATAACGTGATCAACAGGGAACTTCTTGTTCATATTTAGAGTTTTCCTCCAACAGTTCCTGCAAAAGTTTTCTCAGGTTCTGGCCATCCTTCTTGAAGACCTTTCAAATAGAACCTGGTCATCCTAATACAATCTGCTTCAGTTAAGGCAGAGACAAGACCCTTACCCTCCTTGTTATAGGAGTGCCAAAGGAATCTTGCCTTTACCACTTCAAAGGTATCATCAATTAGTTTCGGATTTGGGTCCTGTGTATTCATGTGCTTGTTTCAATTCAGGGTTAGGTTGTGAAGGAACAACAGGACTCCTACTTACATTTTCAATAACAATGAATGCATCTTTGTTGTACTTCCTGGTGCCAATAGGTGAAGACCACTTTGGATTGTAGTTCTCACCCACATCAATTCCTGATACCTGAGTGCCACCAATTTTCACACGAAGTTCATCAGTGGCATCCCATTCAAGTTTTTGTAGGGCAATGGCAAGTTGTCCTAACATATCAGCTGTTGGGTAATTGGTTCCCATCACATTCTCCTCTGGTTCCAGATTTCCAATCATGAGTCTTTGTATTATAAGGTACTTTAGGTGGTCTGTAAAGGTTAGGCCAAGTGTCTTGGATTATTTCTCTTAACTTGTAGGGAGTGTCTGAACTGATCAAGGGTTGTGTGCCCTAGACTACACTACTATTTAACCTGACAGGATTGTTGATGATCCAAATTTTCCCAGTGTCTTATTACACCAGATATAATAAAAACATTAGTAACCAAGTAAGAAACAAAAATAAGGGTGCGTATCCAAGCAATAGTATCTGATTCTCTGTCGCATTTAGATGGTTTTTCTCCAAGTGCCTTTGCCCATAAACGCCAGATAGTTTTTCTTTTACTCAAAGAGCATTACCTCTCGTCAATTTATCAAAGTAATCTTTAGATACCAACCTGCTTTTATATCCAGGAAAGTATTCTTCTACTTTCTTAGGAACCATCATAACAGTTGGAAATCCACTAGCAACATAGACGGAGACACTTTTTGTCTCTTCGTCAATGTGATGTGGCCATGGAAACTTAGTCTTCTTCATAAGTAAATGTTTTGT